GGCCTTGCTACGGAGTCTGCGCATCATGGTGTTTATGGGGGGCGGTTGTCCCCAGGGTTCCCACCCCGGCACTCGTAGATGGTAAAACTGTTCCCAAACGGGATAGTGCCGGGGGATTCGAGGACCCTAATCAACCAGCAACCCAACCAGAGAAAACTTAACTTCTTTAGATTTGGGTAGGATGGAGAAGGACAAAGAGAAGATCGATCCGGAAGTTCGTGATATGCAGCCCAAAGCGCCAAGGGCAAATCTCCATCGCAACTCCACTTGGGTGGTTAAGTCGAGAGCCAGCACACCCAAGGGCGTATCCAAACTCTCCACCGGGGAAAACCCTCCGTCTCCACGTGAGCCTTCGGGCAATAAACGTGCCGTGAGTGGTCCCGCTGGGGGTGTTAAGACTGGGAACCGCTGTGATAGGAAATGTAACACATGCGGCAAGCCAGGTCATCTGGCAAAGTTCTGCAAGCAGAAGAAAACTTGGAAAGCGTCTGCTAAAAATAACAGACTGGTTGCAGAACAGCTGGTTCGTGAGAATCAGCAACTTGAAGGGAGTCGTGACGCCTTCGATGAGCTTGGGGACATCGAGAAGGTCACAGATCGCCTTGAGGAGGTCACGGCTGAGCTTGAGGAACTCAGGGGCCGTGTGGAGGAGCGCCAGACGGAGGAAGAGATCGTTAATGAGGGAAGAAATTTAGCGATCGCCCTCGCCCGGCGTGATGCAGTGAAGAACCAGATAGCAAACATAGTTTGGGATAGGCCCCAGGCGAAAGGGCTGCCTAGAGCAGCCCTTGCCGGGGGACTGTCTGCGTTGGTTTTCCTGCTCCTCCGCTCCAAATTCGGCACCGACTGGAAGAGAATTTTGGTCCACTTGCTTAAATGCTTGGGGCTCTCCGTCTCGGTGGCGGTATCATGTCATGTCCTGGACATGTTTAGGCGATGGTGGTTCCGCATGGCACAGTGGCACCACCCTCCTCAAATTGAATGCGGATTCAAGTTTGAAAGAATGATTGAAACTGAAATCGGCGGCGACGGGAGACCAGACGCATTGAGTCCATGTGACATTGTCCATGAAGACCCCAAATTGGCAGAGATTGTATATTATGAAGAAGCAGAAAATCACCATTTGGAGAGCGTCCCTTTCGTCGTTTCCCTGGAAGCAGCAGCACAGGTGGCTCATCACGCTAATTTGAGCCCTCTGCTTCAGGAAGAAACCGTTGCGACGAAGGTGGACATGGCATTGGGGAAATTAATGACCATGAACCAAGACAGGTTTTCCTATGTCGGTCCTGACAATTTGATTACAGCGACGTCGCGTTTGGTTTACGGAATCCGTAAGTCTGGCATGAAGAAAGCTGAAGACAACGGATTGCCTTTTTGGAAGGCCAGCGATCCTGCAGAACCTTGGGATATGGCTACAGATACGGGGAGGTACCTCTTGCAAAGCTTGGCGCTGTCAAGGATTGCGACATCCGCGTGGTCGAACACGACCGGCAAAGGAGGACTCCTGTATATGTTAGTCTCGGACCTCATCTCAAAGGGTGTGCTCTCCCACATCCGGACCCGGATGATGTAGACACAATGATCGCTGGCACTATAAAGAGATTTGCTGCCCTGCCCCCAACACCTGATGATGACCTGCTCGATAAGTTTGGCGAGTATGTTGATAATTGGTTGAAAGCAAATCTTGTGCCCTTGTCCCCCGATGTTGATACATCGTTCGAGACGTGGTTGGGGAAGACAAACTATCCTGAATGGAGGAAAGAAGAACTCCGTAAGGCTCATGAAAGTTATAGAGAGATCTGGGATGATCCTAAAAATTGCGATGTCAATTCTTTCATGAAGGACGAGGGCTATGCTGCCGATGAATTTAAGCATGCCCGTGGCATAAATTCTAGGTCTGATGCTTATAAGACGGCCGTTGGGCCACTCTTCAAGTTGATTGAGGAGGAGGTCTTTAAGCTGCCAGAATTTATAAAGAAAATTCCTGTTGCTGAACGGGCTAAGTATATAATGGATAAGCTTTACCGTGAGGGAGCTACCTATATAGCCACGGATTATACGTCCTTTGAAGCTTTGTTTGTTAAGAAGTTTATGGAAATTTGCGAATTTAAGCTTTATAAATACATGACCCAAGGTTTACCTGAGGCGCTGGACTTCGAGAGGCATATGAACGAAGTTCTAGCTGGCCGAAATAAGTGTACCTTTAAACATTTTATTGTGTGGGTCATGGCCACTCGCATGTCGGGCGAGATGTGCACCTCTCTTGGAAATGGCTTTTCCAACCTCATGCTTATGAACTTCGCTCTGGATTATGTAGGGTCCAGAGGAGAGAAGGTTGTTGAGGGGGATGATGGACTTTGCCGCGTGGATGGAGCTGTCCCCACGTCTGAACTTTTCGAGCGCCTAGGAATGAAAATCAAATTGGAGAAACATCTAGATATTTCTAGGGCGTCGTTTTGTGGCTTAGTCTTTGATCCTGAAGAGTGTATCATAGTGGCGGATCCGAAGAAGGTTCTTGCTTCGTTTGGTTGGACATCCCGACGCTATGTTAAGTCAAATCAGAAGAAAATAAAACAGCTTTTGCGAGTGAAGGCCTTGTCATTCGCGCACCAATATCCCGCGTGTCCGGTTATTGCAGCGTTGGCTCATTACGCTCTTCGGCTCACGCGGGATGTCACTCACGTTCCCCGGCGAATAATTGATTCATTGCCGTGGTGGGAGCGAACCAACTTAGAGTCCTATATTGGATTGGAGAAGATGAACCGGGGGGATCTTTCAGGTGAGCCCCCGTTCCAGGAGCCAGGTCTGCGGACCCGTGTCTTGGTTGAAGAGTTGTTCAACATTCCCATTCAAGCTCAGACCGAGATTGAGAAGTCTCTCGGGGAGAAGTTGGACCTGGAACCGATTGATTGTCCACTGATAGATTTTCCCGCTTGTTGGGTTGACTATTTCAGTTGGTATGTTCTAGAAGTGCCTTACGATATGGCAGAAAATTATCCAGGCGAGCTTTGGTGCAAGCGAGCCGGCCACAAGAAGGAGTGGGAATTCACCTAGTGTCCAACTGGGGGGTTTCCTCTCGGGTACTCTCCCTCCAGTGGTCCAGTGTTCAGGGTGTCTGTGAATCCCTGACGGTCCCTCG